CTGAACCTGTTTCAGTCCTTTTGCTTTCAATCTATCCTTATACGCTGCCTGGCGCTGCGCACTGGTGTAGTCGTAGTTGTTGTTTTTAATGGTCACTCATTGCCCTCCCACCACGGCATCCCTAGTACCTCTACTTCAGTACGCTCTAACTCCAACCCCCACGCTGTTGCAGCCGCTTGCAGTTTATCCTCTATCGAATCCCCTTGGATGTTGTAAACCTCTTCACCATTGAAGGTTGCTACCCAAGTATCATCATTATCATCCAAAGCAAATAGTTCTAGCTTATCCATGCTTCACCTCCAAAAAGATAATCGTTATCTTCAATGTATTTGTTAAGCGCAATCTCTGCGTCTGCATGGCCTTTAAATTCTTTAGCCTCCGCAACAGACAAGAAATGGCAGTTACTAAGATCGTGCCCGATGGCTTCTTTAGCAGCTTCTATCTCAGTGCCAGCCTCGGCTATAGAAAAGAACTCAGAGTCTCCAGAGTGACCTACTTGCACCGCCTCCCCATGCTCATTAAGGATGGCTAACAAATCATCTGGTATTTCGTCAGCCATATAATACTCGGCCTTTTCCATAGTATATTTGTCATAGACAAGGTTGTGTTCTAATTGTGCGATTTCGATTAGATGTTGTTCATCCCTCGCCACCCAAACACTTGGGCTACGCTGGTGCGGTACTTCAAGAATTATAATGTTCATGCTTCATTCTCCCCGTGTACTCTAAGCAAGTATATGTCATGGCTTCCCGCTTCGTTTGTGTATAGAACGTGCCCACCTTCTAGCATGATTCGTTCAACGCCCTCGGTATAAACCCCGTCCATGTCTTCCCCTTGGATTTCCATGTCCATCGTTGCTTGGGCAACTATGGCGCTCATCTTAATGGTAGCGAACCCAGTGTGGTAGTAATATGAACCACCACGCTTTAGCTCGAAAACAGGTACGCACACTTCTAGCAGTCTTGCCCTTGCGATATTTGCCGCTTGCCGCTTGATTCGCTCTTCTCTAGTCTCTTCTGTTTGCTTATCAATGCTTTCTCCCTCTCGTTTATTCCATGCTTCTCGTGCTTCTTGTTCTGTTTTAAAAGATTCAGAACAAGCAAAACAATTATTACAAACAACACAATTATTGTCATCTTCGGTGATCCCAAAATCAGACCAACCGCCACAAAATGGGCAGGGCTTCAAACTTTCTTCGTGGTTCTTGTTTGTTGCTTCACTCATAATTCAACTCCCTTTGCGGCTTTCAGTCCGCTTCTGTCTAGAAAATCAATGTGTGCGTCGTACTGGTTGTCATGGTAGTGGCCATAGTAGCACCCAGACTGGCAGAATTTCCATGTTACAAACTCTCCATGCCACTCTGCAAGAATTGCCATCTCGTCATGAAATGTAAACTCGCTGCAAATAAGCCTAGCGTCTTTGTGCTCCATGTTATCGTCAAGCGCTACCAGTAGCGCTTGCCTTTCACTTGTATTGTTTTTAGCGTTCATAATACTTTCAGCCTTTTAAAGTCGTTTACGTCTATGTATTTATAAGCCAAACCAGCACTTATAAATTCTAGTTCGGTGCCGGTAAAGCTTTCACTAGCACTGTAAAAAACCTGTTCAAACTCAAAAGGGTTCTTGCTTGAACGGTTGTAGCCTTGGCTTTGAACGTCGTTCGGTAGTTGTATTTTCATGATTAACACCTTTGGTGGGTTAGATTTAGGGGCCATCGTTGGCCCCAGTCGTTTATTGATTGCTGTTGTAACGGTTGCGAGTAAGGCAGTAGCTATCAAGCCATGCTAATACTTTATAACTCGCGCCAAGGTAAACAGCGTGTTTTGCTAGGTCTTCAACGGTGTCGTACTTCCCTTCGTCTGCACATTCCTGCATGATTATTGCAGCTTGGGTTTGATCGTTTAACCTAATCGTTGCCTTTGCACAATCCTGCAAAAAGCTGGTCGTTTCGTTTTGATACATTGGTTAGCCCTCCATCCATTCGTCAAATGATTTGAGCGGTTGCCCATTAGTAAAGTCGATACCGTTTCCATCGTCGGCGCAACTTAAATAGATTTGGTATTCCGCGTCATTAGCTCCACGGGTTTGGGTTTGCCAATCTTCGTTATATTCTAGTTTCATTTTATATATTCCTTTGGTGGGTTATATTGAGTTTATTATTACTTTAATAACTACTGCGAAAAACCATATTAAACAGACCCATACGCCCAAATGGCCGGCCTTTAATGCTTTGATAAGGTTCATGTTGTTATGCGCCAATTAATAGCAATAAAGGCGACAAAAGCAAAGCGCCAGCAATAGCGATAGCGCTAAAAAGTGTTAGATAATCTTTCATATTAAGTTCCTTTGGTGGGGTTTATTGTGGGGCCATCGCTGACCCCAGTCGGTTAACGTGTTTATCTCTTTAGACGTATGGTGCGCTCCTATTGGATTTTAGATATTGAGTAGCCGCGAACGTGCTTGCTAATGGGCTTTAGACTATAAAAAACATCACCAGATTGCCCTTTGTTGCCCGTGTCGGCCAGCCTCTTTAGTTCAAAGCCAATGGCGTTTAAAACCTTTTCCATTGAAGAACCACCACAGCCACCATCTAAATAGACGCGCCCATCTTTATTAGCAAACAACCCATAAAACTCAGGGCTTGACCTGCGAAAGCCACTTTTAGTTTTAACAAAACGTTTTGCTAGTCGCTCTAGCTCAGCCATAAAGAAATGTTCAATAAAGTCTCCTAAAACAGTACCAAAACGGTCATACCCGCAACCAGTAGCCCGCGCTACTTGGCCCTCTGTTTGCGTCACTAATCGGCTAGAGCCATAACCACGGCATGACCATTTGTGAGTGAATGAGTAATCGTTGTTACTGTTTAGGTGCTCATTTTGCTGTGCGATTGTTAATAGTGTTTTCATGGTTATTGTTTCCTTTGGTGGGTTGTGCAGTCCTTGCCCGACTGCTGTGTATAATATACCGTAACTAGGCACGGTATGCAAACGCTTTAATACTATATAGTTAATAAATTGCCAAAGTGGCAGGGCTATTGACCGCTAGGCGTGGTCTAATTTGTTCAAATACCAAACTAACCACTTAACCCGCTTCGGCGGGTTTTGTCGTTTTAGGAGGGCCGCATAACTGCCGCCACTAGCAACATGGGAATATTAAACAACCAGCAATGGGAGACAGCCGCACAAGTCTTCATACAGACTGGTAACAAAACCGAGGCATACAGACAAGCCGGTTATTCTACAAACATGAGCGACAAAGCCATTAGCACCAAGGTTCAACGGGTGTTTAATAATGGGGCGGTATTGGGTAGGGTCGCAGAATTACAAGCAGAGCAAGCAAAGCTTCACGCGGTGACTATTGAGAGCCTAACCGCAGACCTCAGAGAAGATCGGGTGTTGGCTTACTCAGTGAAGAACCCAAGCGCAGCAGTCGCCGCCGTTATGGGCATGGCTAAATTGCACGGGTTTGATAAGCAAATAATATCAGCGGACCCAGTGAACCCGCCAAGTTTGATAAATATTGCAATAGTTGACGGTTCAAAGGCTAGGCTAACCAATGGCTAAACCCTTAAAAAACAACACGTTAGACCTAACATTAGCTAAACCCTTTGAGCCTTTATTAAACCCCTGCCGGTATAAAGTTGTTTATGGTGGCCGTGGTTCGGGCAAAAGCTACTCAATAGCCATGCTTTTGGTATTAGCTGCCTATAAAGAACCGCTTCGCATTCTTTGCGCCCGTGAAATACAGAAGAGTATTACCGACTCAGTGCATCAGCTCTTGGTTGATACGATTGATCGGCTGGGCTTACTTGGTCACTTTGAGGTGCAGAAGACACAGATACTCGGCAAGAACGGATCAAGGTTCTTGTTTGAAGGCTTACGGTCCAATATATCTAAGGTTAAGTCGATGGAAGGCATTGACCGGGTATGGATAGAAGAGGCTGAGAGCGTGACCAATGCGAGTTGGGACACGTTGATACCAACCATAAGAAAGGACAACTCTGAAATATGGGTTTCCTTTAACCCATTAGATGAGATGGACGCCACCTATCAGCGGTTTGTTATTGAGCCGCCACCTGGTGCATTAGTGGTAAAGGTTAACTATGACCAGAACCCGTGGTTTCCTGAGACCTTAGAGGCTGAACGCTTACACCTTAAAGAGAAGAACGCAGCGCTATACGCTCATATCTGGGAGGGTGACTGCTACGCCAACAAAGACGGTGCGTACTTTGCGGATCACATCATTGATAAGCAGATAAGCACGATCCCAGTAGACAGAGCGTTACCCGTTAACACAGCTTGGGATCTAGGCGTTGCAGATGCAACAGCCATTTGGCTGTTCCAGGTACACGGCAAAGAAATACGGTTTGTAAGCTATTACGAGTCAAGCGGTGAGGGTATACAGCATTACCTTGATGAGCTAGCAGCTTACAAGCATGAACATGGTATTCAATGGGGGCACCACATTGCACCCCATGACATAAGGGTAAGGGAGTGGAGCACAGGCCAGAGCAGGCAGGAGATGGCTGCAAACCTGGGTATTAACTTCGATATAGCACCAAGCTTGCCGATTATCGACGGTATAGAGTCAGTGCGAAGGCTACTAGGCTCTGCCTGGTTCGATGAAGAGAACTGCAAAGCAGGTATACGGTCACTGCGTAACTACCGAAAGGAATGGGACGACAAGCGACAAGCCTACAAGACTAAACCATTACACGACTGGACCAGTCATTGTGCAGACGCAATGAGGTATTGCGCTATATCGGCTGATACGTGGGAGTCGCAACCCGTTGTGTCACTACACACATCACGAATGAAACTGGCAGCATACGTTGCCGGTGATTCATCTATAGGTTATTAAATGCACGAAGCAAACGAGTTCGACCAATACTACGAAGAGCAAGACGCTACTGCTCAAGCCGAACAAGCTGAACGTGATATGGGTGAACGTTTAAAGGTATTTGGTACAACTCTACGAGCAAAAGCTGACGACCAAGTAAAGCGACGATTCAGCATTGAAGAACGTTGGTTGGATGATCTACGCCAGTTCAACGGGCAGTACGACAAGGTCACAGCAGCCACACTGGCAGCTAGTGGGGGTAGTAAACTGTATGTAAACAT